GCGAACATTGACCACTTTTGCGGATCGTATTGATACTCTGCAGCTAGCTCAATGATTTCATCATCGGGCGTGCGATCAGTCATTTACCCTACCTTTGGCACGGCCAAGTCGTTCAGCAAGGTTGTCTGTGACATTCATATTTACGTTATCTTGGAATGCTTGGATATTGACATGCTTACCAACCAGTTCTAAAGCTTTTGCTGCGCCACTTGAATTAAACACATATAACGGCCTACCTTTTTCATCATGAATATGCTCACCCTTCCTATCAGTGAAAGGCTCTATCTCTTGCATGCAGCGTTCGTGAAGTTTTACTGCCTGAGTTAGAACATAAGTAGCATCTATCTTTGTTTCTTTTGACCTTACTGACAGAGCTTCAGCAATAGCTTCCTTAATGTATATTTTTGACAAGTTCTGATCTGCTATTTGGCGAGCAGTCTTTTTACTGTATCCAGCACGTATCGCCGCCTGAGTAGCATTCAGGTCGATCAGGTATTCATCAACAAACTTTTGCTGTTTAGGTGTCATCAATCATTCCTAAAACATTGCGGATATTCCCGCTTAATCTTTTCAACATATTCATCAAGTGCAATAGAACGCTTCATGGAATCGCCCTTAGAAACATGCGATTCAATTTCAGCAATCTCTTTCAATCGCTGTCTTACTTCTCTTGGCAGTATCATTGGCACATTCTCCATTTCATCCCCTACGTTTCCAAAACTTGATGTAGCTGCGAATAGTGAACCTGCTAACCTCAAACTTCTTTGCCAACTTGCGATAACCAAACTCACCGGTTTCATATAGCTGACGGACTAACTCGACTTCATGATCAGTCAGCTTTGCTCGGTAGTGGTTTTGCCCTGTTGTCTTACTGCTCACTATGTTAGCCCCATTAAAATTGCGATAAGAACACCCCTACTTTAGATACCCTTCAATCTCAGCCCTTGCATCCATCCAGTCATAACAAATGACGCACTTGTAGCCCTCTTCCTGCTGCCACCGCATAAACTCAAGCTGCTCCGGTGTTGGTTTGTTCGTGCCGAATTTCATTTCCAACCATAAACCGTGAAATCCTTTTCGGCTTACAGGCAGAACCATGTCGCAGATACCAGCCCTTACACCTTCGGCTTTCAACTTTCCAGCAACTGCTTTGCTGCGCATACCACCATTTGGTATTGCGAGTAATGCGTACTCAGGCAAACCAAAGGCTTTGTGCGCAATAGCCCACCAACTGATCAAAGCGGCTTGATGCGCGTGTTCACTCATCAGTCTTTTACCCTGCATGGACTAGGGTTTTGCTCAAACCTTACGGCCTTGATAGTTTTCTTGCCTAGCAGAAGTGCTTTCATCAGCCTATGCCGCCCATCCATAATTTCGCCATCTTCATCTAAGATAATCGGATAATTCAAATCAGCCTTTTGCACGGCTTTCATGTGCATCACAAAATCTCGCACTGTCAAATTTTCGTATTTGTAATAGATAAAAAGATGGTCAAGCGGAACATCCATTACAGGCAAGTCTTTTGCAAGCTGGATTATTCTTGACACACTCCATGTGTGCCTACCGATATTACATTCCTGATTATCGGGTGTTTCCCATGTTTGTATTTTCACCATCCAGTCCTCGCAGGTTCGTCTAAATCTGAGCCCGGCTCATAACTCCATAATTCGCATTCATGCTCACCTTCCGGCGTTTCGCGCTCAAACTTGCACTGGATCACAACCTTGGTGCCTTCCATGTAAAAGTCAGATACGTTCGCGCATGATTTACAGTTAGCCATTGACCATCCTTTCAATCGTCATCGCCAGCAAATCAAGCTCAGTCACCTTGGCGATGTTCATGTAGCTGCGGTTACCGTGTACGCCGTTAGTGCCTTGATGACATTCAGGGCATAGCGGTATCGTTAAGAAGTTGCTAGCTCTTTGGCTCATGCCTTGGCCTTCGCGGATATGGTGAACATGGACAGGCGAATCGTTTCTATTACCCATTGCGTAGCAGCAAATGCAGTGCATGGATGCAATTTTGTCCATGTGGCGGCGTTCGGCTTTGCTCATGCCATGTACCCCACCATCTTTTCCATCACGGCATCAAACTCTGCGCGTCCGTTGTATGTCGTTAGCACCTTGCTCAGAATCACATCCACACATGCTGAGTAAACGGCATCAAATTGCTCGTCATCCATACTGGCAAAACTGATTGAATACGCTTCCAGTTTCATGTTGCCGTCTATGTCAAAGGTCTGGTCATAGAATCCAGCTTGAATCAAAATATCTCGGCGAAACCGGTCAAAGTTCTTAGTTACTGGCTGGCCTTTGTATGCCTTACGCACCCGATCTGGTTCCCATGCTTCAAATGCGAAATTCAGCATTGAAAAGAACTTGCGGTGATACTTGCCATTGCGCGGGAATATAGCTTCAAAGTTAATCACTTCACCTGGGGCAAGGTTGTTAATCCGCTTCCAGAATCTACGCCAAGCCTTTTTGTCGGCATCGGTTACACCATCGATGATTCCAGTGAGGTATTGACGCAATACATCGCGCTGCGCTTCTGTCAGCGCCATGTCGCACGTCTTTGTCACCATGAATTCGCTCATACAAAATCCCATTCATGAGCTTTCGCCAATAACATTTCGTCATCACTCATGCGATGCCACTTACCACCCTGCTCATGACATCCGTCAATGTCATAAAAGCCATCATCGATGCGCGTATATACATGGCCAGCAATCGGGTCATACCAAGCCTCGGCCAATGGATAGATATGCTTGAGAATGCGATATAGCTGAAAGCAGCCGCCGGTGTGAAAGCGCTTATGTGCGTCTTTGATGCCAATGCGGATAGCGGCGATGATGGTGAGAGGGTTCATTCCGCACCTACCAGCGCTTTCAGTTGTTTTGTTGGATAACCCATCAAACCAAGCAGGTTATTTGGAAGGTCTGGTGATTCACTTTTTTTTACTTCCGGTTTGTTCCTTGGCGTGAATTTTTCCAACTCTTTACCGTTCCATCTGTAAACCTTGAATCTGCCTTTTTTGCTTTCATCAGCAACACCTAGCTCAACCAATCTATGCAGATACTCATAAGCGGTTCCGTAAACAAAACCTGTCAGGACTACGCACTCCGGAACTGTCAATGACCTCTTTTTAAGCTCTTCAAATACCATGTAAGCGGTTTCGATTTTTTTCTCTTTACGGCCTTCATTGTCCATGGCGTAAATTTTGTTTTGTGCTTCGGTCATACAAGCTCCCTTAAATCAACAATCTTTGCGTCATTTACGGCCTCGCTTTTTGATGATTGCAAAGGCACGCTGTTTCTTATAGTTGGATTAAAAGTGTGCAACTCAGCTTTTGCTTTGCAATAAGCTTTGTATGCATCTTCTTCCGTGGCGTATGAGCCAAGATATTTATTTTTGTTATTAATATTTATTTGAGCGAGCCATCTTTCATTTTTAGAGTCCCAGGAAACACCTAGATATTTAGATGTGCTGCCTTTTCTTGACACTCTGTTTTGCTGGTTTTCCGTGTTAGTACATTCACGCAAATTTGCAATTCTGTTGTCATCACGAATACCATTAATGTGATCTATTTGGTCTTTAGGCCATTTGCCGTAAACATAAAACCAAGCAAGGCGGTGAGCTGGATATATTTTGTTTTTAATTCTTATTTCAATGTAACCAAATTTATGCAAGCGTCCAGCAATGCTTCCAGCCTTAACTGCATGAGCAGGAGAAACAATCCATTTAAAAATTCCTGTTTCTGGGTTGTAATGAAGTAATTTTTTAAGCTCATATTCGCTAATCACCGAATTGGTACCTCCTTTACTTCCTCTATCAGTTTCAGCATTTCTTGCTCTCCGTTTTGATCCCGATATGCTTTCAGGAATAACTTTGCATGGGCTTTCGGTATCATGCGAATGTGCTTGATAATGCACTGTCTGCATTCCATGTTGAATGTGTAAGGACTTTGGCATTGTTGGCATTTCATGCAGCTTTCTTTTGAAATTTGGCTTTGATTTCCGCCATGCGCTGGCGTGATTTTTCAAGTTGTTCTGGTGTTAGTTTTTCGTGTGAAGTGAGAAACTTCATTTCACCAACAATCTCATTCAATGAGCTATCCTTTGGCGCTGGCAGCAATGACTTCGCATGATCATTGGTTAATCGACCAAGTTGAACCGCTTGCTTCAATGCAGCTTCACGTCCGTCAGGTAAGGTGCCAAGACTTGGAAACCACTTAACCGCAATACCTGCAGCTTTATTCTGAGAAACAATGCGGGTGTAGGCTTCCTTGAACGTCATCCGCGCACCAATCATGTCGCCTATATCGATCAGCGGTTGTGCGATACGCATAGCCTCGGCAATCTCAGTGGTAATGACTGCGCTGCTTTGTTCATCATGTGGGTAAAGTGCCCAAGCTTCTTCGGCACCAACACGACCATCAGGCTCGTTAGCTTCAATCGCTTCGATGATGTTCGCGGGAACAATGCTAAATTTGCTTTCCTTGCTACCAACAAAGCGATTAAATCCAGCGCGTACTTGCTCAATGCTGAATCGTTGCAATGCACCCCACCATAGTCGAAGCACATCAGCATCAGGTTCAACTCGGTAAGTTTTCAAAGTTGCGCTAACGATAGCGGCAAATTCTTTTTTGTCTGCATCAAGCATTGATGACCTCGCCTTCTACGGTTTTTTCAGATTGAGTTTCATTGAGGAATTCTTGAACGGCTTTATCCGTGTTTTCTAATCGGCGCTGGCCGGATGATTTGAATTGCTCAGAATCGGTTGAATTTCTACCTGTAGCCCACTCAGTTCTTAACTTCTCAGCATCTGAAAGCATCTGGCCTACGGAATGGCATTTCTTGATATAAAACGGATCGTTGTGACTAACATAGAAAGCTGCTACTGACGGCGATTCATCAAAGCCAATTCTTTGAACAAACTGCTTCATTTGTGAACGAACTGTTTTGTTTTGCACTGGATCAACTGCGTAGCGTTTTGCATAAGCTTCGCAATAAGATTTCCATGTTGCACGTCCTGCAGCCAATAATTCTTCATCGACCGACGCTTTTGCGGCGGGTATGTTTTTATCTACTGTTCCTGTTCCTGTTACTGTTACTGTTACTGGTTCGGAAAGGGTTTCGGAAGGGTTAATAAAGGGTTGATATTCAATTCCTAAGAAAAAAGCATTTATCCTCATATAATCAGGCTTCCAGCTACATTCATCTGGTATCGACTCTGCAATTTTCTTAGCACTTTTAAATTGATTTGGGTTCTCTGGCTTATTCCATTCAAAGTGCTTGAAAATCCATACCCATTTGGTGGTTTCGCAACGGTTAGCAAAGCCCTTGTCTAACAGTTCGTTAAGGGTTGATTTAACCCTTTCAGAACCCCATTGAAGGTCATCACAAACATAACCATCAGGTAATCTAAATGCACCAGATATGGTTCCATGAGGGCATGTGAGAAGGTACATAGCCATCGATCTTGCATCCTCGCTCATGGTGCGAATTGTTTGGCTTGTCCAGAATGATGTGTGTACCTTTCCGTAATCACGCATTAAAAATTCCCCTTACGTGCGTTTCCGCACAGAGCGGAAAGACTAATCAGCGCAACATGGTTATTCTGGCGAGATATGTGGGATAAATTCATGCGGCAACCTTTTGAGACTCTATCCAATACTCAGCAACACGCACCTTCTCGCCAAAGCGGTTTTCAACTTCAATTCGATGACGGTGGATGACATGACCCATGTTTTCAAGATCGATGATTCGTGCGGAAAGCTCGAAGATTCCAAGTTCAGTGAGTGCAGAAAGCCTAGTGATACTTTGGCCGGACTGCAGATGATTAAGAAGTCTGGATGCTTGAGTGTTCATAGCTTGACCTCGCCAATCTTTTTAAGCATTTCCGCCAAGCTGTTTTGAGCATTGATAAAGTCACGCATCAGTTGCGCTTTTTCATCTTCCGGCTCAATAGGTGTCGGTATGGAGTAACTCAATGCCTTACAACGAAATTCGATTGCAATATGGTGTCCGGCATCCCTTGCCATGCGCTCAATTAAAAATGCTTGGTCTGGTGAAAGTTTTTCAGGGCGATCATCATTGAGGCAAGACAAAAGCAGTTTTTGTGCATCATTAATCGGCTTTTCCGGCCACATGACCGATGCAACCTTCTTGCTCCCACCTAATGCCTTTACACACGCCACAAGCATTGAATTGATTGAATCTATTTCATCCATTGCAAACCCCCTTAGTTACAGCGTTTACACCACGTTCCAAAAAACAAAATGAAATTTGTATTCGTTTGTAAAGACTAAAAATGGTTAAAAAAATAGACTGTGTTCCATACCGAACTTATAAAGAAAAAATCCCATGGAACAGAATGCATATTCATTTAGGTTTACGGCGCTCGGCATGATCAGCATCACGGCGAATCTCGGTGCGTCCGTCTTTTGTTTTGTCAGCAAACAAATCTGGCCTTACAGCTTCAAAGAAAAGCATTCTCGAACGCGGTATTCCGTCAAGTCGCCATTGGCTAACAGCACCAGTAGTTACCTCACAAAGTTCAGCAACTTTTGATGTGCCACCTAATTTGTCTATCAATTCTGTATCAGTCATGACGTTATCTTAGTTTACTAAGAATTAAATTGCAAGCACTCTAAGAATGTATTTGTTTACTCTACTAAGATGGAATCGCTAGCTATGAGAATTGAACAAGTAAGACTTGAAAAAGGCTTATCAAAAACGGATGTGTGGAAGCGTGCTGGCTTATCTTCAGGCGCATATAGCCATTGGATGAATGGTGGAACACTTAAAGGTGAAAATTTAATAAAGGTTGCAAGGATATTGGGTGTCAGTCCTATTTGGCTTGAAACTGGCAAGGGGAATAAAGAACTTCTTGTCGCAGCTCAAGATTTAGCTGGTTATCAAGCATTAAACCCAAGTAAATTGCACCAGGTTCCAGTGGTAGGTCGTGGCATGGGCGGTTTACCTGATCGAGTATTTACAGATGAAGGTAGGCCAATTAACGGTCATGACGAATACTCAGAAGAATACTCGTCAGATCCAGCTGCGTTTCTAGTTCGTGTTGAAGGCAACAGTATGTGGCCCAAATATGCACAAGGTGACTATGCGCTTGTAGAGCCAGCTACAGATCTAGAAATAGAAGATGATGTTTTGCTGCGCACCACCAATGGCGAAGTAATGCTCAAACGCCTACTGTCCAGGCGCGGTGGCTATATGTTCGGCAGCTACAATGAGCAAACTACATATAGCTTTGAGTTTAGTGAAATAGTCTGGATGTATTATGTCGCACATCCAATCCCTGCACGTAAAATTAAATCGAGGATATAGCCATGATGAAGATATTTGCAGTAATCATTTTTGCGTTTTCAACTACAGCCATTGCCGAGAACTACAATCTATTAGAAACCACCGACGAAGCACGCGCAAGACATAACGCCGAAAGATACAAAGAATACAAAGACAACAACAGGCAGATACCTCTTGGTGGATATTCAGAGAAATTTGGCGATACTGCGCCACCAGGTACTTACAGTCCTGGCAGCAGCACAACACATCAATACAAAGGCGGTCAAGGGCGACAAAACTCACCCGCTGATAGTCTTTATAGGTGAGCAATGGATACTGATCGAATTCAAAAAGTATTTGTTAGTATTTTGCTATTGTGTATATCAGTTTTTCACTTTTACAACGCAACGGCTCAACATGATTGGGAATCTTTTTACTTAGGTCTAGTGTGGTTAACGCTGCTTACGGTAGGTTTAATATTCAGCTAGATTAAACAAAACCATCCAATCAACCCGCCTAGCGCGGGTTTTTTATTGCCTAAAATCTTAGTGTACTAAAATAATTGTTGCATTCTTTTTCTTAGCTTGCTAAGATTCATTTCATGCAGTACAGATTAAACGCTACTCCTCCCCCTATCCGGCGGAGATAACTTCAAGGCCGGAATTTTTTGGAGATATTGAAATGACTAGATTTAATTTAATGGAACACGGCTTGGCACAACAGCAAGCAATTCTTGATATGCGTCCTCATTACAGCCGAATAGTTGGTGCCGATGAAAACTTGCATGAAGTCATGCTCGAAGCCATTGAACATGGTGCATACGTTTGGGCTAATCCAGCCAAGAAACGTACTTGCATTAATACGTCGATGCCGAACAGCAAGGGCTGGATGAAGGTGCATGGCACCTACTCTATGCCACCAGAAGCCGCGTAATGAACATCCAGCAACGACAAAAGAAACGCTCCAAGTCACGTTCAGAAATGTGTGATTGCGGTGCGTATTCGTTTAGTCATCGCATCGGTGGCGGTAAGTGTAATCGTGATCATCAAGCGCATGAAATTAGCCGTGATAAGCGCATTAACTGTTCGCGTGAATGGTATGAATCAGGGCATGGCGCAGGTGATTTCGGATGAAAACTGAATTCGTATTTTTATTGCTACTTGCTTTATTGCTTGCCGTATCTGCTTTGGCTGGCTTTTTTGGCGTGATTAACGTTGAGGGTTTTTATATATGAGTCGCTACGTCATCTTAACCCGCGAAGAAGCCGAGTGGATTGCAAAAATGCGCTACCAGCAAGAGCTTGAAAGAGTGCAAAGAGTGCTGGCGTATTGGCAGTTAAATCCTATTAAGTAATTAACGAGAGGGAAATATCATGAGTAACCAAAGTGCAGCAGTAGCTACCTTAAAGCCGAAGAAAAACAACCTGATTCAGAAGTTCGCTGATCGATTTAGTGTTGATGAAGGCAAGGTCATGGACATTTTGAAGGCTACAGCTTTCAAGCAACGTGACGGCAACCCGCCGAGCGATGAACAGATGACGGCACTGATGATTGTTGCCGATCAGTACGGCCTCAATCCATTCGTCAAAGAAATCTACGCCTATCCAGACAAGAGTAATGGCATCGTACCGGTAGTCGGTGTTGATGGCTGGTCGCGCATCATGAACGAACATCCTCAGATGGATGGTATTGAGTTCCGCTACTCCGATGAAATGGTTACGCACAAAGGCAAAAACTGCCATGTGTGGATTGAAGCCATTATCACGCGCAAAGACCGCAGCAAGCCCATTGTTGTCCGTGAATACTTTGATGAAGTCGTGCGTTCCACCAGCTACGCAACACCTTGGGATAGTCACCCTAAGCGTATGCACCGTCACAAAACAGAGATTCAAGCGGTTCGTATTGCATTCGGTTTTGCTGGTATCTATGACGAAGATGAAGCAGAACGCATCATCGAAAAAGACATTACGCCGGATACCACCGTCGTCGAACAGCCTGAACAAGTTGTTTACTACACCAACGATGAATTCAGTGAGAAAAAAGCCGGCTGGAAAGACATTGTTCTATCCAAGAAAAAAGATGCCGCTGGTTTGATTGCATTCGTGGAATCAAAAGGCAAGTTGTTTACGGATGCACAAAAGACTGAGATCGGGGCATGGAAGGTCATTGAGCAAGAAGTGAACGATCCATTTGTTGATGAAATGAACCAAACTGAAAAGGATACTAAATAATGGAAATCTTAAACCTGCAGCAAGGTAGTAAAGAATGGCACGCACATAGAGCCACACATTTTAATGCGTCAGATGCACCGGCGATGATGGGCGAAAGCCCATACAAAACGCGCAGCGAGCTACTGCATGAGCGAGCAACCGGCATCACTAAAGAAGTGGATGCTGGCACTCAGAAACGCTTTGATGATGGCCACAAGTTTGAAGCGTTAGCACGCCCTGTAGCCGAGCAAATCATTGGGCAAGAGCTTTACCCTGTCACTGGTGCAAATGGCAGCTACAGCGCCAGTTTCGATGGACTTTCAATGCATGAGGACGAAGGTTTTGAGCATAAGTCATTGAACGACGAACTGCGCCAGATTATGCAAGGTGACTTCACCGGCAAAGACTTGCCTATCTATCATCGCATTCAGATGGAACATCAGCTGATGATTTGCGAAGGCGACCGTATCTTGTTCATGGCCTCAAAGTGGAACGGCGATAAACTGGATGAAGAACGTCATTGCTGGTATTACCCAGACCTTGAATTGCGCCAGCGCATCATCGATGGTTGGGCTCAGTTCGAGAAAGACCTTGCAGCATACGTTCCGCCAGAAGTAAAAGCCGAACCTGTCACTAAAGCAGCAGAAGCATTGCCAGTACCATCTATTGCAGTCAAAGGTGAAGTCACACTCAGCAATCTTGCCGAGATCCTGCCAGAGTTTGACCGCGTACTGGCATCCACCAACACCGAACTGACAACAGACGATCACTTTGCTCAGGCTGATATTGATGCCAAGGCAAGCCGTAATGCTGCAAAGAATCTAAAACTGACAGCGCAAGCAGTCATCAATCAGATTGCACCAGTATCTGAAATCGTGCGCACGCTGGAAACCTATGCCATGAAGTTCGATGGACTTGGTTTGCAGTTAGAAAAAGCCGTGAAGTCGCAAAAAGACCTTATCAAATCCAATGCCATCATGAAAGCCAAAAGTGATTTGGGTAATCACATTGGTTTGCTAGAAGCTGAAATCAAGCCTATCAGATTACTTTTGCCGCCAGTTGATTTTGCAAGTGCAATCAGCGGTGTCAAAACGATTAAATCCATGCAAGACCGTATCGATACCACGCTGGCGCAAGCAAAAATGGATGCCGATGCAATGGCACGTGAATACCGCGAGAAACTAGCCTGGTGCAAGACCAATGCAGAAGGCTACGGCTTTCTGTTCACCGACCTTGCGCAGATTATGACCAAGCCAATGGATGACTTCCAGTTGGTGATTAAAACTCGCATTGATGAACACAAGCGTATCGAGGATGAAAAAGAAGCCAAGATTAAGGCTGATGCAGAAGAAGCCGCACGCGCTAAGATTGATGCAGAGAAAATTGAAGCAAATCGCGTTGATGAAATGGTAAAAGAAGCAGCTAAATTGCCACCACTTTCTAGTGAGCGAGTTGGCGAAATTATGAAAGAAATGGGTAAAAATACCAATAGTAAAACCAGACCAACCGACGACGAAATTATTGATGCTTTGACACTTCATTATCGCGTCCATGAAAGCAAGGTTATTGAATGGCTGCTTGACATGGATCTGAATGAAGCAAGCAGGAAGTTGGCAGCTTAATCATGGCTAAAGGTAGAGGAAAGAAGCGTGAGCGGAAAGAGCGTGCAAAGCAAAAGCGGATGCCTTGGTTGTGACCTACCTCACAGCCATAGAGCGCACACATGATAATCCGCTTACTGGATCTGCTCAGTATCGGGTTGTGAGTTGTGGCGTTTACGTGAGAGCTAGGAAGCCAAGAAAAAGACTTTACTGGTTCGGTGATTGGCATTTGATGACAGACCGCCCTTACCGCACTGGCACGTTCATAAACCCACGTAAGGCGCTTGGGATAGAGTGATTTAACAGGAGAGTGATGATGGAACGAACAAAATTTGAAGCAGGTATAGATAAGAACAATGCGCTTAAAGAGGCTGAAAAGGAAGGAATAGTTGCGGATTCTTTAGATGTTCGTATGGCCTTAATGGCTAAAGTTAATAGCGGGGAGATAAGTCTGCTAGAAGCACAAAATCAGCTAAAGAAAATTAAATCACAAGCAAAAAAGAATGGGCAAATTACAAGAGCGCAAGCATTTTCAAGAGGCTAACACCATGAGCAAAGATGTGAGAGAGAAGTTTGAGCAAACAGTGAATTTATTGTTTGGCTTTGAACAGCATGAGTTTGTGTTTGATGAAAGCGACAATGAATATCTTGATAGGGATATAAATGACTTGTGGCTCACATATCAAGCCGCCCACGCTGAATCAGCCGCAAGGATAGCAGAGCTTGAGAAGGATGCGGCGCGGTATAGAAAGCTACTGAATATTATTCTAACCAAAGACCTTGACGTAGGCGAGGCTTACCTTACCCTAAATGTGTTTGGCGTATGTCCTAGCCCAGAGGAGTTTGACCAAGCCATCGACCAAGCCATAGAGACTAAGGAGAACTGAGAATGAAAAATCTATTTAACAAGAATCTAAGATTTGTTTGCAGGATAGGCTTACATAGTTGCTTCGGGGCAACTATTGGTGGTAAAGACTACGCCGTTTGTAGGCATTGTGATAAATGGATAGAGCTATGACCACACAACTAGAGCAAGACGTTGAGCTGGCTGAGAAGTCAGGATTTGCGAAAGTGGATGAAGATGGTGGAGAAATGTACGTTGGCTTTGACTATGACATCCACGCCCTATGCAACGCAGTCAGAGAACAGGCTGTGCCACAGTGGATAAGTGTTGAGGATAGGTTGCCGAACACTTTAACTCATTGCTTAGTGTTTTGTGGCGGAACAATACAGTGGGCATTTTGTAACTCTAATAAACAGTTTGTTGGATATGATAAGTTTATTAATGGTGTAACACACTGGATGCCACTCCCTGATGCACCTAGAGAGGATGAATGATGAATTTTTACGTTAAAAATGGTTGGAAGATTGCCCCACATAGATGGTGGTATTACCTAATTTTACCGATTGATTGGGATTTCAATCACACATTCAAGAGTATCAGCTTGTTTGGATTCTCATTCTATTGGTATGAATAAAGGACATACACCATGACAGATAAACTAGAGCAAGAGCCAGTGGCTTGGATGGCGGATGATGGAAGTGTTTGCAGCAAAGCATTTAAGATGACATGCTTAGCACAAAAACACTCCGACAGGTACACAACGCCACTCTACACATCCCCACCCAACGCAAAAGACTTCGCTACGCTTGAGAAAGCAATCAGAGCGGCGGCGTTGATGGACATACTCAATAAATTTAATACGGCGGTAGATTTAGCTAAGTCGATGGGTAAGACTGACGGTGTGTATATGGGAAGCGCGATACCGGAGCAAGCATATAAAACTTATGTAACTTTTGACAGAAGCATCCAAGAAAAACGCAAAGCCATCCAATCCCTCATAACCGAAGATGATAAGAATGCGCTGAGAGCTTTAGTAGAGAAAGCTGTTGATGAATCTCTACTCACTTCTTCTGCGGTATTGTGCCAAATAACAGGGTATTTATTAAAAATCCCGCAAGTGCAGAGAAATGAAATCGTTGAACGAGTGATGAAAGGGGAATAATGTGAAATGGGTATTACTCACTAAGTTGGCAGCAGATACAGGTTACACTGAGGCTGCACTTCGGCAAAAAATTCAGCGCGGCGATTTTATTGAAGGCGTACACTGGCGTCATTCCCCAGATGGAAGAATCCAATTTAACATGGAGGCATACGAGCAATGGGTCTTAGGACAGAAGCCGGAGTTACAGCGCGCGGCATAGGCATTCAAATTGATTTCCGATGGAAGGGAATTAGATGCAGAGAAACCCTAAAACTTGATTCAAGCAAAAAGCCAAACATGCAATATGCAGCAAGGCTCAGGGCTGAAATACTCAGAAAAATAGAACTTGGCACCTTTATCTACGGCGATTATTTCCCAGATTCCCCTAGGGCAAATATCTATCAGAAAAAGATACCTACACTGAAAGAAGCAGCAGCAACTTACTTCAAATCTCACAAGAGCCAGCTTGCCAATTCAACATACATCACCTACGAAAAAAACCTAAATAAGCACTGGCTACCTGCATTTGGTGATCGACGTTTAGATACCATCACCTACAGCGACTTAATGGAATGCTTGTCCACCATGGCCGTGGCACCAAAATCAAGAAACTGTATCTTGATTCCCATGCGCAGGATATTGGATACAGCGTTTATCGATGGCGTGATACCAGTAAACCCTGCAGGTCGCGTCCGAAACGTAAAGGCTCAGAAGCCACAGCCAGATCCATTTACCCCAGAAGAAGCCGAATTGATACTGGACCACATGGCCAGTAAATACAATGAGCAGATCGTCAATTACTTTGAGTTTGCTTTTTATTCAGGGTTACGCACATCAGAATTGATTGAACTCCAATGGGCTGACATTGAAGAAGATGTGGCTATTATCCGCCGCGCTAGGGTAGAAGGTGTTAGCAAAGCCACAAAGACTAGCCAGGTCAGAATCATTGAACTCAATGCACGCGCAAAAGAAGCGCTCTTGCGTCAAAAATCACACACCAAACTAACCGGTAAGCATGTGTTCTTAAATCCATTCACAAACGAACCGTGGAATGATCAGCGCTCGCAAGCGAAAATCTATTGGCAACCTACTTTAACCAAATTGAAATTGCATTACAGAACGCCCTATCAAACCCGCCATACATTCGCCACCATGATGCTGATGGCAGACGCAAATCCTATGTGGGTATCTCGGCAACTAGGTCATGCCAATATGAAAATGACGCTAGAAGTTTATTCAAAATGGATTGATCTTGCCGATAAATCTAGGGAGCTAGAAAAAGTCAATTCGCGGCTTTTGGTCACAAAACGGCCACAGAAAAAAACAGGCACCTCTGAAACCTAATACCCGCCTTGCTTTTACTGGCGGAAGCGGTGAGATTCGAACTCACTAAAGTAGTTAAACTAGATGCTACATGATTAAACAAATCAAAGGCTTACTCAACATGGTGCAACCAGAATAAACTCGATATGGCCACATTATGGCCACAAGTTATTTGCCAAATATCCTATTAACCGCTGCACAGCGTTGATACAAAGTGTTGTAATCAATTGTCGTCTTTGCGCACGCCAACTCTATGGTGCTGGTGTACGCTTCAAGACCATATCCAGAATCGGTTGCGTCGCAGTTTCCCCCGCTTTCGGCAGGTCCGATAGGTCGATTGAAACCGCCGGACAATCTAACGGCGGTAATCGCTTCGACTTCGTTGCGCAACCGCTTATTAAGATCAGCGTTAGTAGTAGCAAGCTGGCTGCTTTTAGTTTTTTCGGCATTGTAAAGTCCTCTCAATTTATCCAGTTCGGCTCGGTGATAGTCGATTTCCACCCGCATAATGGTCTGAAACTCGGTTTCTTTTTTTACGTTCTCAATAAGACGTTGTGCAGTGGCTACTCTTACTTGCTCTTCGTAAGCTGCTAATTCATTACGTGCCGCATCACGCTCGTTCACCAGTCCGTTTATTTTCCATAGCCCAAGGCTGACTATTGCCAGCGGTACAAAAACGCGCCAGTGCTGCAGCATGAAAGCCAGCGCCGCTGCTATCTTACTGAGCGCTAACTTAAACAGTATGCTGAGTGTGGTTAGCATCAGAGCATCGCGTAACTGGCTTTGCCATTAGTGAACTTAGCGGTCATGAACTGATTACGCATGGTCGGTGCAAATGAGATATGCACCCATGTGCCTTCTTCAATCACCTGATCAACCGGAATCTTGGCATCACGTATTGCCTGCACAATCTCAATCGGCTTGCCATACGCCCAACAAGTAAAATCAGCCGCGAACCCTGTCATGTGCGCAGACTTCCGTGAGCCACCTACTTTGTGGTTTAGCACGCTTGAACGGAAGCCAGAACTAATCGTCATCGGCTTGCCAAGCAAAGCCCTTACTTTCTCAAGCCCTTCGGCCAGCACCTTCATATTCCGCTTCACTTCTTCGGTTGGCACGTTAGGAATACCAAACCGCGCTGCAGTCTGCGATGCAATCAGTTCGTCATAGGTAAAATGTGGAGTCACAGGTCTTTTTCCTCAACTTGCTCAAATGAATCAATCGGATATTGCTCAGTCGTTTCATTGAACTTGAGTAAGATGAAGCCATTGACTTGCGCCCAACAGCCACGCTCTACATAGCCGTGCGCATCATTCTTAGCGGCCTTAAAATAATTTCGTTCGTTGTCACATGGCGCGTCAGATAACACAATGCGCTCGTAATGCACTAAGTAATCGTCAGCCCAAGCGTTAGAAGAAATTAGTAAAGCGAATAGCAGGATCAGGTATTTCATAATCACCTCCCTATTAACCATTGCCTCAAGTAATAAATTCGATCAAGTATCCAGTTTCTAAAGTCATTTAAGTCGCTATGCGCACGGTAGCGGTCAAGCACGATCCAGCCAGTCACACCCCAAAGTATCGGCAAAATGGCAAGCGTCTTGGTCCATCTAGGTAGTTCGTAATGCACAGCTAACACCAGCGCCACAAGGCCGACTGTCAGCATGATCAAACAGAATTTCATAGCCCCATAAGTGTGCTTGGTCATGTTGTTGGCGGTGAATACGCATACCGCTGCAAGTAGCGCGGCAGATAGATAAAATACAAATAATAAGAATGTCATCGAACCCCTCCACCAATTCTGCTGATCCAAGAAAGTAATGTCGGCACAACCACATGCGCGGTCACACCAAACACAATCGCAATCAACCCAACCATCGGTAATTGCGCTATTTCAGCCCACGGTGCTAAAGATGGAATTTGGCTTTTTAAGAAAAGTAACAGTGGCTGCGCGGTTAGCTGAGACAACGCACCACCCAAAGCAGTAGAGAGAATGATGTTGGTGAAAACGCTACGGATTGGCATGTTGACTTGGTTGATTAAGACCATCACGGCAAATAAGAAAGCCACGGCAAACGGCCAAAGGGTTATACCTGCCAAAGTGAAAGTGATTGCAGTAGTTGGTGCGGTCACGGTTGTTATTGTTGTGTCATTCATTTTTTGCCTTTCACGTTATCCAGTTCATACATCCGTTAGCTTCATACCGACGAACTGCATGTCGCGGCCAGATACCAGCGACCACTTAAACCAATCGGCAGGGCTAGGCGGTGCGTCATTGAAGCGCCAAGGTGTTGCAACGCCTGCTTTCGCAGCGTCAATATGGACCATTTCAGAACATATCAAGCCACCGGCATTGCGAGTGCTTTGGCCAAAAAAATGGAATAGTGGGCGCAGGCCAAACAAGATGTAATCAATCGGGCTATACATCTGCTCGCAGACTTTAAGCTCATGCTCAAGTTGCTCGACAATCACTTCATTGAAGTCAATAAGCACGTACTTTTTCTTGTTGGCGTAGTCAGACCAGTAGCGCTTACGACGGATCGCGTGCATGTCATAGAAGGTGTCGGTTGCTTCATCCACCCAACCACAGTGATAAGCCGGAAATCCGGTAAAGAACTTCGTCAACTTGCCACTGAGTCTGTCGGCATTGAAGATGATGGCGAGTTTTACCACTGAATCGCCTCAACTTCGGTTTCCGTTGTAGCTGCCGCAAGTTGCGTTTTAAGCTGCTGGCTCTTATTAAAGTTTGCGCTACCTTGCGCGACCATTGCCGCGATCATTGCCTTAAACGTATCTACGTCTGGAATAATCACGTAGGTGTTGTCCATCGCTTTCCAAGCGCCAGGGAAGGCAGGTGGCAGCGCGTTGTGCAGCGACACATAGGCCGCTATGCCATCGATGTCAGAGCGCGAAAGCACATCAACTGCAATCTGCTTATCAACGAATGAAAATGAAGTCCTGTTAGCCTCGCCTCGCCACTTGTTGATTTGCGCGTTCTTTAGCTGTTTCAATTCTTCTAAAGTTTTCGGTTCTTCTGGCTTAACTTCGTTATCGTCCACCACCACAAAATCATTGGATAAGTAGTTAAGCAGCTCGTATTCTGGAAATGGGGCGGGCACACCAACAGTTTGTTTATGGGCTTCCTTTGCTGCAAGCCAAGCGGAAAGGTCTGCACGAATTTCTGCTTCGGGTTTAGGTAACTGGCTTTTATAAATAGTTTTCATATTGGCCTCAAATCTTGATTATCTTGGTCACAACCAGAGAAGGCTGCATATTGTTGTGTGAACCGCCACCGCCTGTGTTTTGGTTGGTGGCTGTAGCCGCCACATTGGATAAAGTAGAAGTTGTTCCGGACCCTCCTGTGGCATAAGCAGCATTGGTTGCACTGCTCCTTAGTGTAAGCGTTCCATTTGACAGAGTGTGGTTGTGGCTATCCTGCGTGTGGGTATGGCTTGGCATTTCACCAGAAACCAAAGTATGTGTTTCTGCGCCACCAGAATTTCCAACTGCGTTTCCTAAAGTACCCGAGCCAGTACCGCCAGAACCAACCGCAACACGGCGTCTAAAATCAGGCAAACCAAAAGTCGTGCTGCCATCACCAACACCAAAGTTAGTGCCAATGGCCGTAAATAAAGTCGCATACGTAGTACGATCAACGTTTGCGCCATCGCACAGTAGAAACCCTGTTGGTGCGGCACTGCCGCCGTATTCAAGCATTGAGCCTGTTGGTACTCCTTGAGCGCTTGCAGCAGCATCTGCGGCACTTTGAGCAGCATCTGCGGCACTGGCGGCAGCATTTGTCTCGGCTGTTTCGGCGTTTGTTTCCGCTGTCTGAGCCGCGGTCGCGGAGTTACTTGCGTTAGTCGCTGATGTAGCCGCATTGCTTGCGCTAGTAGCTGCGTTTGTTTCAGATGTTTCGGCGGCGGCGGCACTTGCGGCAGCAGCAGCAACATCACCTACTATGCTTGCAGCAGAAGCGGCGGCGTTAGTCTCAGCAGTTTCAGCATTGTTTTCAGATACCAAAGCTGCCGCGGCACTGGCGGCGGCGTTTCCAGCTTGTGTTGTTGCAATCCCTGCTTGAGTAGTAGCAGTAGAAGCGGAAGTTGATGCGCTTGTTGCACTGCCACTGGCAGAAGTGGCGCTCGCAGAAGCGGATGAAGCACTATTTGCAGCGTTCAGTTCTGCCGCAAAAAGACTTGCCACAAGCGCATCTGGATCTTCTGTACTAGATACACTTGTTTTAACAGACCGTTCAACCGCTTCATTAAGTTGCTGCACTTGCATGGTGACTTTATCAAATGAATTTTCGATTGTCTCAGCCGAGAATGCGCCACCATTGGTCAGGTCTGTGCCTTGCAGAAAATCTACATTACCGACCAGTGTGATTTTATTGCCAGAAGCATAAGTTGAAACGGTTGTGATTGAACCGCCCGGGCTTGCATTTTGATCTGCATTGAGTGCGACGGTGTAATCAGTTGTCAGTGTAAGGTCGGTTTCTAACTCGTCTGCATCAGTTAAAACAACGCGCACATCACCAGAATCAAAGCACTTGAATTCAAAAGAAAACTCTGTGGTCGCACCATTACAGTTAAATGGACCTGCCTTGCGCGTTGCGTTGGATATGGTCATCGCTCAACCTCTTGAAAGTATGAGCCATTCTTAACCATATATTTTGTGACTTGGACACCTTAACGGGTGCGTTCTTCTTCTCGTCCTTTGCCAGTGACTAAGCCTCTTGCAAGGTCAACTGGATTGCTTGGTTGAACCTTATCCTGCGCCATGTCTGCCGCATACCCTAGCGGCCTTGAAAGTGGTAATACTGGCACGCCAGTCGTTAGCGAAATGAGCGTCAGATTGTCTCGAATAGCACGCTTCCAGCTACCATCATCAAACACGGCTTTATAGGTTGATACAGGTGCGCCAATTGCTTGATCAACCATGCTGACTGCAGGGCTAGTCGAAATGCGGTCATCGTATGGAAGCTTATTAAATCGATTGACGAACGCATTGATGGTCGGACCAAAAACAGGGAACATCGCTGTTGCTGTTCTGAATTGCGCACCAAAGAACCATGAATTAAATTCATCCAGATAGCCGTCATCATCTTCATCATCCCAATCCCAACCAAATGTCCGAACAATCGCATCAGCCATCAATGCAGGGATAGCAAAGCCAAATACATAAAGGTAAAGCAATCTGCCAGAGCCTTTACGAACGCCTTGTTCGCGGAGCGTCTTGGTAAACTCGGTACCCAATAAATTGGCCTGCATGTTGAAGTAGTTATAGAACTGCGTGAACAATTGTAAAAATGCGCTGCCGGTTTCAAACTTGGAAACATCTTCCGGCGCAAGTGAGCTTTGCGTTTCACGCACAATGAAGTCAGCACGCTTAACGGCCTGATCAACATCCATGCCGCCCTCTTGCGCTTCTTCAAATGCCGCTTGCCATGCGATTAAATCAACCGAATTCTGAAAAGCGCGTTGCATGAAATATGCGTTTCTCGTCACAAAGTCTTTGAACTTGTCGTATTGATTGGCACCAAGCAGAATGTTGTCCATCGCTTGCTGCATTTCAAATATGTCAGAATCCAGACGCTCTCGCATCCACGGTGAAAGTTCTGCAACCGCATTTGACATGGCATTTGGAGATGAAGTCCACTTGGCCAGCGATGCTTTGAGATAACGCGGTTTAACTTTGACAGCCGCCAATGAAAGACCTGTCGTTTGCTGCAAAGCGTTCACAAGGTTTGCCATCATGATAGACATGCCAGTTCTACGGCGAAGCCCTGTGAAGAATCTTTGCAGCGCCTTGCCATCGTAACGTCCAGCAAAAGGCGTTGTTCTAATCTGTTGTGCAGTCCGTTGCAACCACGGCATGATCAGCGCATCAAGCGCGGTCTGGTCGAACTTACGCAAGGTTTCGGAAACTTCACGGTCCTTAACCAGTTTCAATGTGTCGTTGATGGCTGGCTGAATATAAGTAAAACGCAATGCAGAATCGATATGTTGCGCCACCAGTCGCAAGTCCATCACAAGCGGCCTGTTATATTCAACACGGCCTTTGGTAAATCCATTGCCGGTCGATGGCATCATGTAGTTGAAGTCGTTCTCTATCTCATTAGCACCCTGCCTGATAGCCGCATCTTGCACCAGTTCAGTATCAGCTTTTGCTGGCGCATAGCCGCCCTTATATTCGCCCCAAGGTGTTTGAATCGGATCAGCCGTAATCTCGTCGAAATAGTAACCATACAATTCAAAGTGCGCTTTCTGCGCATCAGGCTTGATTGATTCCATCAAATCCCAAGTAAACTGCAGGAAATCCATATCCGCTTTAGTGATGACGTTTTCAGCGAACATGCGACGCATGAAATTATCCCACTGCGCAGAGTCTAGCGTTCTGGTGCCATCAGGATTTTCAACCAGCTTGCCCCATCCGCGACCAAGTAACAGCTTGCGCTTGTTCGAGTCATTGCCAACATGCAGCATGGCACCGAGCAATTCCTGCTTGCCGTTGCCGTTTTCTGAACCAAATGAATACCCAAGTTCAGGCGCGGCTATTTTTGCCTTGTTAAAGTGGCCTAGCGTGTCTTTCTTTTGCAGTTCGACAATGTACTCTTTAAGAACACGGTTCTTTTCAGTGCGGTATTTATCGACACCATCACGCACACCACTATAAATATAGGTCCTAAATACACCGCCAAAGTCGCCACCATCCTTCGCGTCCACCCATGATTCCATGCGACGAAGCGCATTCTTCATGCCTTGCAGATTCCACCATGCACGTTCTTTATCGGTAACGGCTTGCTTCTCACCGGGCGAATCTTCCTTAATACCTAACTCCTGCATGCGCTCAATCAAAGCTTCACGCGCTGACATGAGATCCACCTTGCGACCGTCAACGGTAATCTGTTTTGAACGACGCGCTTGGTGCATCAGTTGTTTGATAGTGGCAGATAATCCCCTGAAATCTTCCAGCGTTAAATCACGGTATGACTTCGCATTGAATGCCGCAGCCTGCACGACAGGCAATAATTGGTCATAGACCTCAGAGTTATAGTGCTTGATCTTCTCCATTGCGGCCAGTGCTTCGGCAGGGTTAGCCATCGCGCCATTGATACCGAAAGCATTGGCGATAGAACGTGCAGCATCGATCAGGTTAATGTCATGCGTCTTTGCCATGTCCTTATCAGACTTGCGAAGTTTGCGCATATCAGACAACGCTTTTGTGACCTCGGCTTTAGCAGCATAAGCCTCTTTTGTCAGAGACAGATTAAGCGCGTGCATGCGCTTTTGTTGCGCGGCAGTATCAATATCTTTCTTGACGATCGCCTTATCCGCCTCCCTTGCCGCCCTTGCTGCAGCACTGGCGTATTTATTCGGGTTCAATTCTTTAACAAGCGTCCTGCTTAATACCTGAATAGCAGAATCTTTTGCCGCTTTCTCGAGCTGGCGAACAGGTGTATTGATTTTGAGCAGAGCTTTTAATTCAGTCGCGCTCATTTTGAGCATGGCTTCATTATGTAAAGCTTCATCTGCCGCAGATTCCAATGCTTCTGGTGAGTTAATGTCACCATAACGCTCAAGCATCAATCTATCTGTTTCAGCCTGAATCGCTTGTGAAGGCGGTACCGCTTGAATCAGTTTTTCAATCATATCCATGCCAGATAGGAAAGCTTCGCCGCCTTCTGGATTGCGATACTGTTCGGCAACAATGTCAGGGTCTATGCCGTCACTAGCCACCATCCAACCTAGTTTTCTGCCGACCTCATTCCATCGATCACCTAACATGGCCTTGACCATATCAAGGTTCAATCGACCGGCTGGCAATTGAAGGACTAAATCAACCGCATCTTGCCTGTCATCTTTAGCAAATTCATGTGCGAAGCTGTAATGCGGTACGCCACGTATCTCGTCAAACAAATAATCTTCAAGGTCACGCACATCATGGCGACCGTTTTCATCTAGCGATAAATAACCATATTCAGCCAGCAATTCAGCCATTGCGTCGAATGACTTGCCGCCTGATTTTCTAAACACAGGCTTACCGAATACTGGCTTGATTTTCATATCCAGCGGGTCAAAGCCAAAGTCTTTGTCAGCTTCTGTCATATCAACACCGCCAAGCTTGGCAATGGCAATCAACAGACTATCATTGACCGGATCAAGCGACTTACTGACTTTGGCTTTCGATACCTTGCCCCATTCTCTTGCGGTCAAAAATGTCCATGCTTGATAGATAGGTTCACTCAATACATTGCGACGCGCTTCCATTGTGGTTTCACGGCGTAGTTCTTCAGCATCTTTTTGTAAGTTGCGGATGTATTTATCGCGTGCCCGACGCATCCACTTCATATCACGCAAACTGCGCACATTCATTTCATCGATAGCATCTTGCGTTGCGGCTTGCGAGTTGGCTTGATAATCGCTCCAATCATCATCATTCAGGCCGCTTTCTTCTTGCGTGACGAATAACGGTAGCAAGCCCCTAGTTTCTTGCGCCGCAGCAATGGCTTCGTCAGTGGCGTAAAGCCTATCCATCACTTGACGGATTTCATCAGTGAGTTCAGCAGCACCAGGGCGCAAACGCACCAAATCCTCCAATGTCTTGTAGACCGACTTCACCCAATCACGGAACTTCTGGAATATGGCTTGTAGTTCTATTGTTGGCGCCTTGCCTTCAAAGAAGTAGCGCTCTGAGGCTTCCGCCCACTTCTCATGAAAATCACGGCGTTGATCCAGCGTCATGCCATTCCATGTCATCAAGTCAGTACCGAACCAATCCATAACCTTTTGCGTGTCTGCCAAAATATCAGAAGAAGCATCAGGCAATGATGCAAGCTCAGTCAGGATTTCCAGAAAGCCATGAGAGGATTCATGCAGGAAAGTAGAAAGGTCTGAGGCATTCAGTAAAGCGATAGTGCGAGTGTCAGGATTGAATGTGCCGCGTGGTGCGTTGTCGTTCTGGAATAGCGGCAAACCTTTGACGATTGTTTTGCGCATTTCTGGTGTGATGGTAAAGCCGGATTGAGGCAAGATAATCCCATCGCCTCTTAACTGCTCTAGTTCCGCCTCGGTTGCGTCACCTAATTCAATAAAGTCAAAATCTGATTCTTTGTTGGCGAGATTGACGGTATCAACCTTACCTCCGCCCACCTTTTTCAGCACATCATTGGCAACCTGCGGCACGATCTGGTCGTAGAAATTTTTCATTCCATAGCCACCTGTTGCAAGCTGCTCTCCACGCAACTCTGCCACCTGGCCATCGCCCAATTCATCAATAAGCTTTTTGGCAACTTCCTTGCCTACGATATTCTCAAGGTCGCTTAATTTATTAAATTTCTTATCTAGCACAGGATCAAGAGCGTCTGCGCTTCTATATCCCTCTATGTTGTAAGTTCCGTCGTCGAGCTTATTAAGATTTAAATAACCTATTTCTTTACTCAGGTCATACAGATCCGCCGCCTGCTGACCGTTGATGAAGGCTACTTTGTCGAAGCCGTTATCCACGGCAAGGCGCAATATGCGTTTAATGGCGAGACTTACCCATGCTTTGGTGTCGGTGACGAAGGGTGCTTTAGGTGCAGTTGCGCCAGATATAGTTTGCTTCTCAGTCAGCACATAATTAAGCGCCGCCGCTTCGGTTTCATAGCGGGATTTAGGAATCTGCAACACATTACCAGGCACTCGGAAATACCAAAATAAATCTGGTTGATTAGCTTCTGGCGCATCAGGCTCTAAAGTCGAAACATCTTCCGGTTTGTAGCGTTCAACAAACCCTTTCTTCTTACCCTCTTGCCCCCAATCCGATTGAATCTCTTGCACGAACAGCACGCGGTTACCGTCTGCATCGGTACGTTCATCAAAGCGCACGTGGGCTAGGATGTTGGGCTTATCGAAGTGGGATGATTTGTAGTTGCCAATTTTGGAAGGGTTTTCCTTAGCGTACCTCGCCCATGCTTTTTCAACAGCATCCACATATCCAGAAGCCGATACTGGATTGCCAACAAATCTTTCTGTTTCGGAAAAGAAAACTTGATATGAGCCATCGTCTAATTGCACCGCGCTCATTTTTGGTCGAGCTTTTACTTTCTCTGGCAACGTCAGCAACAACTCTTTGTAGTTCTCACCGCCTGGCACGGTGTATTGGCTGTACTTAGATTCTCCCGCAGGTTGGTTCGCGTTAATCTCGTCAGTTCTGGCTTTTGCTTCGGCTTCGGTGTCATATACATCATCCAGCGTCGCTTCATAGCCGTACACGCGCCAGCGCATATCTTCGCCTTCGCTTTGCTCATAGAACGCTGGCTCGTCCAACTCAATAGCACCATCACGGTCAAACAACAATACATCTTCAACTTGCACGCCATTACCGTCTAAAAACTCAAGGACAAAAGATTTACCAATTTTTCCGTCCTGCAAGTCTAACCAGTCAGTAATTCCTGTTGCTTCAATCTCGGCCTTCTTAATGCCAAGCTTAGGCGCGTTACCGATCAACCACGCTTTCCACTGACTGGCGGGTACGTTGTCGATCTTTGCCGCTTCTAACTGTGTGCGAAGCTGGCTATAAAAGATTGGCGATTGCATGTAAATGTTCGGATTGTTTGGGTCGAATGCTCCACTGTTGTCGGTAGCACTTTTAATTTGTGTAGAATCCATTGCCACATAAATGGTGTTTTCAGCGTCGCCTATGTTTCCGAACCCTTGCGAAATATAACCGTCGTAGCCAAGGGCTTTCCGCACCGCAGCATTAAGATAGTCGGCGGGAACTCCGCCACCAATAATGCCGCCCATCTGGTCTAGCGCGGTCTCAGAACCATCAAAAAGTTTTGTCGCCTCTTTTGCAGCAGCCTCAAGCGTTTTGAATTCAGGTGTGTAAACATAGTTTGCAAGGTATCCATCCCGCCAATCTTCCAACTCTGTGTCCTGGGCAAGTTCTTGGCGTGCTATTTCTACCAAAAGTGCTTGTAATTTTTTTCCTGAAAATGGAGGCGCGTCGTATCGTAGAGGTTTAGCAATGTTCAAGTACACTTCAAGCAAAGCGCCTGCATCACCTCTTTTACTATACATTTCAGCAACCGTTTTATTTGTGGTGAAATAGAAGCCAGGACCTTCGCTTCGACCGTTAATAGATCCTATCTTGTTAGCATCAAATACGTCAAACGTTGCGCCTGTGCCGTGATAAACAACCAACGGCTTACCATCAGAATCGACAACCTTACTGTCACCAAACCATGTCTTGAATTCTGGCGTGTCTAACTTAGCATTAGAATTTGCTTGCTCTAGCCCACCATTGGCAGTGTCGCTTATCTTCATACCAAAGCGCTCGTAGAATTCACCGACACCAATCCCCATTCTTTGCGCATAAGTCTGATAAAAGGCTTGATGTAGCTTGGCGTATGGCGCATTCACATCACGGCTGAATCGATTGGCTTGAACAAGTTGATTCAATACATCGTCATAGACTGCTTGGCTTTCCTGCTGAAATTTCGTGTTTTCAACTTCTTGCGCGGCAATCTGATTGGCAGTATCGATCATGCGTTGCATTTCAGGCTGTGCGTTAATCTGTGCTTCTGCGACTGTTGGCTGATTTGCAGAAAAACGAATAGCAGGGATGATCTCCTGCGAAGTGCCGGTCTTGCTCATGGCGACAATCAAATCACCAAGGTTCACGGCAACATCATGTCCAGCCTCTTGTGCGATTTGTAAATCCTGCTCAATGTTCGGTATCTCATTGGCAATCTGGCTCAAGGCTTCTGGTGATAGATAGACCTTGGTTTCACCATCAACCGTTTCCACGCCCATGTCATTAGCAACTTGTTGCATGTAACCACGCAATGAACCTTCGTCACGTTGTAGCAATTTAGTCTGCGATACCATTTCAACAGCGGCTTGCATGACTTCTGCATCAGCCATAATGTCCTGTGCAATCTCAGTCTCACCATTGATCTTCTGGCTGGCCAGCGAAATGGCACGCATACCGCCACCTTGCACGGCTTCCAATACGCCGCCGATAGCCGCGGCTTTACCCACGCCTTCGGTTGATTCACGGTCGTCGTCATAGCCTAAGATAGCGCCTAAGTTGACACCGAACTGATTGCCGCCTTCTTCTGCCGCGCCACTGACAGCCTCGCGCACCATCGCAGAAAGCATGGTGTTGGAGATAGTGCCTTTGGTTAAGAAGTCAGTCTCAATCTTGGCCGTGCCAGTGAGCTTGTTACCCAAGAAAGCAATCGGTGCCGTGACTAATGCGGCAATCGCAGCGGCTGAGTTCTGCTGGTCTGGTGTTGCGCCTGCTGCAATGGCCTCTTGTCGTGCGGTGTTGGCCGCATCCATCGCTTCAATGATTGATGTATAACCAAGCATGGCGGCTGTACCACCACGCGCTGCAGCTGCACCAGGTATCAAGTAAGGTGATGATTGCGCCAACTGGTCAAGCAATAAGCCAGGGTCAGTGACCAACATGCCAATAGCATCGGAAATACCCGCTTTGTTAAATGCTTCGATACGGTCTTGAATATCGAATGACTTCTTCTCATTCCAGAATTCAACGCCGCTATTGAACTGGTTTTGTACCTGGTTGCGTGATTCATCCAGTTCAGCTTTTACATCCGGCGCAAATACACCCAATGCCTTGTTGAACACAATATCGACAGGGTTGTATCTTCCAAACTCAACTATGCCTGCGGCCATGATGTTTGAACCTGCCGCCGCCGCTTTAAGTGGATCTGTCACCACATCAACAACAGAACGGCTTTGCTTGACACTCAGCAACCTATCCCAACGTTCTTTGATTTCACGGTCCTGCGCTTTACGTCTTTGAATAGAGGCTGCTTTGAATCCTTGCGTTCTGAGCGCTGTTTCAACATCAGGCAACACTTCATCATCCATAATCAGTTTGGTGAATTCACGATCGGCCGTAGCACGTTCACGCAATACTGGTGCGCGATTGATCTTGCCTTCTGCCGTTCTGCGCTTAACCTTCTGTTCGACTTCTTCAAGGTTTCGCTCAACAATGTCTGCGGTCAATCCAACAAAGCCGGTGAGTTTCTTTGCTTTGGCGTATCGCTCAGGATCAGACTTTGAGCCAGCCAGCATATTGACGGAAAGCGTTTCATCGGACGCATCAGCGACGTTATCAATCGCGGCATCAATCGGGTCAATGGTCTTTTGTGGAGTTGGCTTGCTGTCACCAATTCCGTCAATCAGTGCGTCAATATCGTCCACGTATTACCTTCCGCTGATTTGTTGTTTCAATGTTTTGAGTTCTGCTTTCGTAGGCATACGGCCTTTGCGGTCAAAGAAGCGTTTTGAAAGTGCATCGTCACTTGGTACAAACTTGGCAGCATCAGGCGTACCCTGCACTTCAAACATCCGCACATCGGTATCCCAAACATAGCCAGGCAAGGCACCTTCCATCGCCATGCGATCAATGACTTTTTGGCGCTCTTCAAAGCCTAGCTCTTTGCCGCTTTCTTCCTGCAAACGCTCGATCTCGCCGTAAACAGCACTCTCAAACATGCCTTTCTTTTCATCTTTGATTTTCAGGGACGTAGCAGTGGCGGAGATTTGTTGCGTGGCCGTTGCCGCAGATTTCGCACCTTTTTCATCTTTAGCTTGCAGATCGACAAGTTGCTTCAATTCAGTGGTTCCCATACGAGAAAGCTCTCCATGCAAGTTCACTGATTTAAATGCTTTTGGGTCATTGTTTGCCATGTCGCGCAGCTCAAGGTATCTATTCCAATCTGTTTTAACCCTATCCTGTTTTCCTTTAGCACGATCTTCCGCACGTTCTGCCGCTACTCTGCGATAGTCCTGTATCTGAATCTGTGTCTTGCCGTCCAGCGTCGCCCACACATCACGCGGGATAGGCTGGCCGGACGCAACCATCTTCCAAGCATTATCAACAAACTCCTTTTCTTTTGCGGCTACTGCGGCCTTTTGCTCTGTGAAATACAGATTGAGCGAACTAAGCGCCTTGGTTTCTTCCTGACCTGTATAGTTATCCATGATCCACTTACGGCCAGCTTCTTCATCCAGACCTGCGCCAATCACATAATCACGCGCTTGCTCGGCCTTATATTCCAACATGACAGGCTTCAATAGCTTTTCTACGTCATCCTGCTCGGTGCCGCGAATCTTGGCCTTATTGCTTTCGTAATAGGCTTCGGCAACTTGCGGGTTGTCATTGAGCAATACGCGAATCGCATTGACATGCAGGTTAGAAACATCCGCATCATTCTTAGCAGCCAGCACTTCCGGCGACCATCCGCGTTGTACGCCATAAGCTGTGTTGCGTTGACGAATCTCCGCCTCTCCAAGCGCAACGGCTTCTGGACTAGGGTTCAATGAAACACGGTCTTTGATCATGCCGATATTGGCTTCAAAGGCCGCATCTTCTGCGGCTTTGGTTTGCGTTTCTTCAAATGAGTTGAAGTCTTTAAATGCAGACTGGCGCAACTTCATCGCGGATTGTTCTAGTAATGCACGAACCCGATTGCTTCTGGCTTTCTCGCCTAGTTTTCTGACTGAATCAGACACGAAGCTATCTACATCTTTGGTTACGCCATAAGCGTTGACACCTACTCGGGATTTTTTAATCTCAGCGGCTTGCAACAGATATTGATTGTTCAACTCTGTTTCAAGATTCAGAAATTCAGTGGTGTCTTTACGTTCTTCAATCTGATCAAGGACAACTCCAACTTCATCCATACCGCGTGCTATACGCCCTGCCGCGCCTGATGGCTGAAATACATCCGCGTTCGCACCTTGCTGCCTAACTTGTGGCAGTGCTTGCGATTGAACGGTTGGGCTATAACGTGGCACGACAGGCATTGATGTACCCTTTATTTTCTTGATGCTTTATATGTATTCCAACGATTTGCTACAGAACCCGCACTACTTAACAATGAAGCACCTGCTTCCATGCCCGGGCTGATGGATGAAGCCTTTGCGCCAAGCATTGCAGACTCTGCGCCATAGCCTTGCGCCTCATTCTTGAACTTGTAAACCTCTCTGTCCGTATTCGCTTTACTTCTTGAAATATCACGTTCAGCCAGCAAGTCGGTATCACTGAGGATGTTCAGCGCAGAACCTTCATCCAATGCAATGCCGTTGGCCGCTAATCTTGCACGCTGAGAACCCTTGAACATTCGCGCCCTTTCGCGCAAATCGGCTTCTTCTTCTTTACCGCGTCGCTGCGCATCTTCGGCATTCCAGTTCGCCATTTGCTGGTTATTGGCTTGAACTTTGGCGTTGTACTCGTAATAATCTTGCTGGCCTCGAGCCTGCTTCATTGACTGAATTGCGCCTAAACCTGCGCTGGCTACAGACATTGCAAGCATTAAGCCCGGTCCACACATCACGCATTCCTTTCAAAAGGTAAGAACTTCATGCCATACACTCCATATTCAACAGGCTCACCAAAAACAAACCCAAGTCGCTTCAACCATCGAATGCTTTTGGCATTTCGCACATCCACAAAGTTATAAAGCCTTGAAAAATAGGTGTGCATGGACTGAATATACCCCCTGCATTGGCGCATAAGGACACCGCTATGACGCTCCAACTCTACGGTTCCAACCATCCAAGGCACACCGTTTTCATCAAGCAAAGAAGCAGCACCAACACCAAACACACAACACAGTTTTCCGTCATAGAATCCAGACCATGAAACGATAGAAGTATCAAGTGCAGCCTTTAGCGCCCACAACTCATTGCCTTGACCATAAGCCGCGATCAATTCATCACGGTCAGCCTGCCTCATGTTGTCGTAAAGCACTTGAATGTCTGCTAACTCAGCAGGTCTTACCAAGACTTTATCCGCCGACCGCATAATCAAACGTGATCGATAACAATGTCATAGGAAGTGGATCGGATTGCCTGATGCAAATTGAGCCGTCTTTCTGCCAAGTCGGTGTCAATACGATCTCAATTTCCTCGGACTTCCATTCTGGTGGCGAACCATAAGGCTCAGTCGTGCGTTGCACATAAGGACGCAACTTGTCGTAATCAGGACCGGCGAATATGCCGCTTGATTGATAGACGCGAAGGAACACGCTGTTCGCGTTCTTAACAGTGCCTTGACCAAAGGCTTGAACACCTTTGAAATCAAGTACCGCTGGCAAGGTCTTAATATCGCAATCGTATGACAGTCCAACATGGATTTTGCTAGAGGCTTGCGGTACGGTGATACTGCCATTAGTGACTATCTGCGTAGGTACAACTGCACCATCGGCCAAAGCAGTGACGGTTTCACCTTCAAGATGCCAAAGCCCTGTCACAGTTGTCGTGGCAGCGCCTTCATAGGTCAGACCAGCATCGACAAAGAAGCTGTCGGCCAGCGTATCTAATTGACGCGACTGCATGCGCTCTACGAATCTGCGCGTTACGCCATTGATTGTTCGTTTCACCAAGGCATACAGCACATCCTCATTACCCTCGGATACGACACAGACCGATTCAAAGAAGCCTTGTGTTTCGTGTTGATGTATTGCATAGATTCTTTGTGTTGGCATGTAAGTCAATCCAATCAAAGCACCATCATCACGAACCATCCAAATAACTGGTATTGGCGCACGCTGATAAGCCATGTCAACAATCAGATATGGCTCAAACAAATGAGAGGCAAGCAGGCTTAAATCTTCGGTTAGATAACCGTTGCTTTCCCATTTATAAGCAAAGTCACGCACTCTTGAACCTTGCGCCTGAATATAAACCACCGAATTGCCGGTTAAAACAGGTTGTACGTTATTCGCACCGATATAGGACTGCGGTTTGACACCAATCGATAACGGTGTGATCACATCCGAGTTTTGCGCCTGTACGCGCCATTCACCGCCACTGGTGAGCAGAACAAGGTCTGATAATGGGATGATATGGCGTATTCTGTTCACATCACGCGCCGCGATTCTGACGACGATAGAATCATCGTCCTGCGTGGGAATCGAATAGCTTAAGTTTGATTCAGTGGCTGACCGCGTAGCCCAAAGGTTTTGTGGATTGCCGTTGGTGCCGCCAAACCATCTGCGCTGTTCGTAGTAACTGACAGCCGATGGATATTTGTTTGCCGCATTAAATGGATTGTAGGTAAGCGGTGGCGTTCTCGTAACATCCGCGATGATATTGTCATCAATGAATGACAGGCCGCTTGTCTGACCAATGTAGCCATACAGTCCGTTATTGTCCTTATAGACGTTGTAACGAACCGCGCCAGTGACAGCCGCCCATGTGATCGTGTTCTTGTTTCCAGCCGTTGCAAGGTTATTCGTACAATCGTCACTGGTTGATGCCACCGATTCTTCCAGTGATTCATCTGCAATGGCCGTGACAACATAGGTGTAAGTGATAGAACCGCTACCAGTTGTTGCTGTCGCAGCAACGCTACCCGGTGCGCTCAATGTCGGTACAAAGGATATGGTAGTAAACGCCCAATTCGTAGCGCCTGAACGTCGCAGTTCTCTTGGCGCATAGCTAGGATGCACCAATGTCAACACATCTGCAGACTGCACATAATGAATGTCAAACAGATCCGCTTCGGCAAAAGGACTAGCTATTTCATACACTCTAGCAATCGTGCCGCCCGATGTATAAGCACCCATCGCGCTGGTATCAATCGGGTCATCATTCAGGTCAGTGAGTTCAAAGGTGTTGGCACCTGCATTGACGTTCGCCACCTTGACATAGCGACCATTCAAATCGGTCATGCCACCTATGCCGCTCAAGAAAAACCATTGTCCGTTAGTAGGATCAGCCCCTGCATAAGTCAACACGCCAGTGGAAGCCTGAGATATGGCCGTGATGTTCTGACCTGTTTCTAGTACCGTGCCGCCTTGCGTATGAAATCTGACATAGCCATCACCAAACTCAATCGTGAACGTCTGCTCAGTGTTGAAGCTGAATGGAATCAGACGAACAGCCTTAGAACTATCCTTGACGGTTAACACATAAGAGAAGCCAGCACGATTCTCAGCAGGACCATGCGGCAATATGATGAAGTTCTTACAGGTTGCAAGGCCGGTCTGAAATTTATCTAGGTCAAGCCTGCCGTATAGGTCTGGACTTATTTCACCGCCAGCAAACGAGCGTGCATGCGTGCGCATCAATTACCTCGTTATTTTGGCTGGATAGGAATATGGACTGATGGTGCCGCTACGTGCCGCAATCGAACCAGGCACATGCGTCACATCATTCTTTTTGGTGCGACCGTCATGCTCTTTAGCCTTTGGCAGCCATACCTTTTCGTAGAGTTCCCATTGCGTTGCATTAGCCTTTGCGCCTGCGTCACCCTTGAGAATAGGACCAGCAAGATAAGAGGCGAGCAATCGGGTCAATGCGTTGATGAACACCATCGATAGCTTCGTGGTGTCGGTGATGTTGGCTACATAGCGGAGTGTTGCTTGTTCGACGTTGCAGTACAGAACCCGCGTGCCATCGGTCAGGGCTTCAATCACATAATCAATCTCATAGCCAAGATCGACCGTTTCATCCGGTGCGTCCTGCGGTAATACGGCAATCGGTGTCAGCATGTCATTCGGGATGCCATAGCCATATTCCCAAGCATCAGGCGGTGTGATTGCCAATTCAGCCAATACCTTGCGCTTCATGGCAAAGTTCCAGTCGTGGGCTTCCAATATGGTTTGCAATGCAATCGGATAGAATTTGGCAGCTTGTGCGGCCTGTTCCGTGCCGTCAGCAGGACTTATTGAAGTGACAGCGGCTTCGTCGCCTAAATGCGATAAAGCAAGGTTCACAATATCAACGGACGATGCCATGCTGCTCTCCTAAAAATCAAGGGGCGCGAAGCCCCCTGATTGGTTACGTTGAAGGCTCGTATTACTCAGCCGGAGTTTCAGCAGGTTCTTCAACCGGCTTTTCTTCGACCTTGCCTGTCGCTTTCATCCATTTACCTAATTTCTTACCTTCAAAGATAAATGTCTTGCCAGCACGGATACGAGCGCCCTTATAGAAGCCGTCCTGTGTTGCGACGACTTCTTGGCCACCAACTACTTTAGGTTTAGCCATCATTTACCCCTTAGTTGACAGCATCTTTAGTGGCTACCCACTTCGCAGGATCGCGTGTCAGGAAGGCGTTGACCTTGCCTGCCGTAAACGCTGCAACTGCAGTGGTTTGCACAATACCCAAATAGCGCTCATAGTCAGGTGCCAATGGCAAGCGCACGATGCCAATCACATAACCAGCGACCAATGTTGCGACCGGAATCGCACCACTTGACCAGTGATATATTGCTGAACCGTCCGTTGCAATCGCAGCCGCAGCATCAGAAGCCAGATGGAATTGACCGGTTGCTGCACCGCCGCTTGTGGCAGTGGTGTCAACAGTCAGAACCAGATACATATCTTCACCGCCAGCAAGCACGTTGTTACCAACAGCACCACCTTGCAAGCCAAGATCAATCTGATCACCCAACAGGTAAGAACCTGCAACACCTGTGTTTAACGCCGTAGCGTCACAAAACTCATTACGTTCGTCTAAAATCATGATGATTCTCCTTAGATGCCAGATTCAGTGTTGGTGATGGAATCGCAGCGACGTACTGGAATGCCGTCGAACATCGTCACATGCTTGCCAGCCACTTGCTCAATGGTCAGCGTAGAAGCTGCCACCTTGTTTGCGATTTGGCGACGCAGGAACGAACGCACAGTACGGTTACAGTAGAACGCTGGACGACCCATAGACAGTGAAGGCACCAGTTCGGTAGCTTGTGTCATCAGGTCGATCAAGTCAGGACCAGTGGCAGCATTCTTGACCAAATCTTCTTGGTCAATGTTAATGCGAACCACATAACGCCAATCACGGACAGACAAACCGCAATCCCACTTATAATGAGTACGATATGCCTGCGCACGACCGCCAGCACCGTCGATATTCTCAACAGTGACTTCACCCAAGTCTTGCATCGACAAGCCGCCTTTTGAGCCTTTTGGATAGATGCCGTGAACAGTGTTTGCACCCCAAACAACCAGATAGATGGATGTGTTGTCAGTGCCGTCAGGTGTAGCTGCAGAGGTCAGGATGTTCTTGCCGTTAGCTGCCGCTTGGTCATTGAAGCGTGCGCCAAAGCCAGTGAAGGCTTCTGGCTCAGTGGCTTCGTTGCCGTAGAACAGTGTGGAAGCGAATTCCTGATTCATACCTTCGATGTGTGCCATATCCTCAGACATACGGAAGGCTGCGGTATTACCGTTCAAGTTTGCCAAAGCCTTATCGACTTCAGCGTATGCTTCCATCATGCCGACGGAATCACGAACTTGCACAGTGGTTGATTTGGTTGGTTGTACGCCGCCGTACAGTTTGCGCCATGTAGGTGCAGGCAAGCCGGAACGGATCGTAGTTTTATGACCAGTCAACTCATTCGCTTC